ACCTGGGCGCCGAGCGTCGTTCTCGCGGTGGCCGCATCGGCGTCGTCCAGCAACGTTTTTACGAAAGCCGATATACCCAGTGTTGTTTGCGCTGCCCCCGCATTCGCGTCGTCAAGCAATGTCTTGGCGTAGGCAGAAACAACGACGCCGCCATCCTTCAAGAGTTTCCCTGTGGTTCCGCTGAATTCAGCCATGCGGCTATCAACGGAAGACGTAGGGCCTGTCACAACATCCGCGACCAGCTTTCCGCCATCCTTAATGAGTTTGCCCGTAGTTGTGTCGAACGCCGCTATGCGACCATCAACAGCCACGGCAGGTCCCACGACATCGCCGGTACCGGAGCCGTCAGTACCCTTCTTAGCGACAAGCTGCCACCATGTATTTACCTCAGTCGGCAAAGCAGGTGGCGCATTGCCAGTGGTCGAACCGAGGGCGATCCACGAAGAGCCTTGATAGGTTACCTGATCATCGAGAACGTAGGCTGTCGCAGGATTATAAGCGCCACGGATGATGGCTCCACGCCCTGCAGGAATGCCAAGGTTAAGAACCGGATCATCGTCCGTGCCACTGATGGTAGCGGTTGCAGCGGTGCCAGGCGCCAGAGTGGTAGTCGTGCCGATTGTCAAATCTGGCGTTAGTCCGACTGGTCCAGTCAAGAACGCCGGATCGGACCAATCCCCGGCCGTTGCGGTATTCTTGGCATAAAGAGCCGACCGACCATCGCCAATATCGGCGACCAGGACGGTGAAGCCAGCTGCCTGCAGATCATAGGTTGCGCGAGCAGCAAGCGTGTTGACGAACCTGTCGTACTCGGCACCGTTGGTGAATTCGAACTTCTTTGCTACGCGGAAGGTGTTTGCCCCGGTGGCGACGATCAGATCGTCAACCTCGAACACGAGGTTCCCGATCGCCGTCAGAATGTCGCTTTCCGCCTGCGCTGCGTCGAGCGATTGAATGATTTCCGACAAGCGCTGATTGTTCGCAAGGTTCTGGGATGCTTCAGATGGTACCAGCCACATTGTATAGGCCGCGCCGGCGGAGCTTGGACCAGCCCAATCGTCTTTGAGTAGAGCCGCACCCTCAGCAGAGACGCTTTCGACAAAGCCAAAGTTTGAACCCACGAACAGGATAGCTCCCACAGCATGGCGCAGCTGCCAAGCGGTCTCGACGCCTGTTATCACCTTTGAACCATTGGTGACCGCGATTGTGCCGTCCGAATAGAAATAGTCGGATAGTGCCATGGAGAGACCTCAATGGTTTGAACCTGTCTTGCAGGCAGAGAGAAGGGAACGGAGATTAGTTCTTTGTTGTCAGAACGCGGGCGAGGAGAGCGTCAATCTCTGCGGCGGTGTTGCAGTCATCAATGCGTGACTGGAGCGCCTGGCGGCGCTGTTCGACCGAAGCGACGGCATCCAATGATGCGGTGTGGCGAGTGATGATCTCGCGGGCTTCCTGATCATCCGCGATGAGAGCGCTTGGCGTACCGGATAGATGCGCAAGCGCTGCTGTGTATTTCGCTGCATAAAGGACTTGCTTGTCACCGAGGATATTGTTGATCAGCGGCACAAAGAAGCGATCAATGGAGGCCCTGCCCCGCAGTCGTTCCTTGTCGATCGACTTGCTGAACGTCATCTTCATTTCGCGACGATCTCCCCATGGAAATCCTGCACTGGCCAGCGGAATTCAATCTTGTAGCGCCCTGGCTCTTCCGCGGTGAAGTCGAGACGTCCGCCCGTCACTTCGTAGGGCTCGCCATCCACATAGATTGTTACCGGATCCGGCAGGCAGATGATCGGCACGAAGTCTTTGCCGTCCGCACGGATTTCAGTCTTGACCAGCGGCGGGATCTTCGGACGCTCCGCAAGCTCGCCCTTCTTGTTGTGATAGTGCGTGAAAATCCCGACGTCCGGATGGACATAGCCCGCTATGTGCATTCGGACATTGCCATCGGTATCGAGTTCATATTGACCGTCGTCGCGCAGGACGGGCTCTTCGGGATAAGGGATGGGCAAAATCTGGAACCATTCGCCCCTCTTCGTATCGCTTTTTATCTGTGCTACGGCTTCCTCTGCGCCAACGCCGGAAGGCTCGCTTGTGACATGGACAATTTTGCCGTCCTTGTTGACCTGGTAAAGCATTCAAAACCCCAATCTGTAATCGAACACGAGATAGTCCACGGCATAATCGAACGCAGAGGAAAAACTCGTCATCTGCAAATACATGTGGTCCACATAGACATCGACGTCGAACCGCGTGAAACTGAAGGCGAAATCACCATAAGGCTGATGTGAACCGCCGAATCCCTTTTGTGGAACAAAGTTGCCCGGGCGCGACGTGCCGGCGCCCCCGTACAGTGACGTGATGACGAAGGGAACAACCGAGAACGTCTTGCCGAACAGAACAGTGTGATCGTCATCACCAGCGCCGCCAACGCTGCCGGCGTACTGGCCGCGAATGAAGCGGGCGGGAGTCCCTCTGTTCGCGCTGAAAAGAAGCTGTTCTTCGGTTGCTGTGAGGACGTCGAAGCCCACCCGCGACAGATTGAATACCCCCGGAGAAAGCTCAAGGCGTCTGGTCATGCATTCTTCCTCAAAACGGCTTTGGTGTCTTTGTCACCATGTAATAGCCCGTCGTAGAATTGGATGGCCAATCCGGGGTCAGTGCTTCTGAAAGAGTCACGCGACGGACCCGTCCGGACGTTGGTGAAAGATACTGAAAGACGAGTTCATAGCGGTCGCAGCCAATCATGATGTACGGGATGAACCCCATGGCTGGCCAACCGATCGTAACCCAATCAGGATCACCGTCGTCGCCTCCATTCACAAGGAAGGATCCAGATTGCACGATCTGAAGCTGCTCTTGCTGCGTTGACCACATCATTTGAAACTTGGTCGCCGCGAAGACATCTATGCCCGGCACAGAGACATATCCGCCCATGCCATGCGTCGGATGATTGCCGATCAGAAGCCGCCACACCATTATAGCGGACCCCGCAAGATCACATACCCCCCGATATAAGCGTCAGGCGAACCGTGGTATGGAAAAAACCTCAGGTAGCTTGTCGTGCATTCCGCATGCCATTGGTAGCCGTTCGGACCATCGCTGTCCGTCGAGCCCATCCAGAATTCGTTGGCACTCATCACCTTGAAGACCATGCAAAATGGCGCAGTCGGCAATGTTTCTCCGAACGGGATGACTACTGGCACAGCAGGAGGGTCAACGCTTACAATCCCGGTCCTGTAGACGACGCCCGCATCATTCCACGAACTATCAAACGCCAGGTCCTCGACATTGAGTCCTGCAGAGAGAACGTCCTTCAGCGGTTTCGAGATGCGGATACGCGGGGCGCCCCCGCCAAGCGTGGGATAGGATCCGATCAGTGTGCGAGTTACCATGTTTGATCAATCCGACATAAGGATGCGAACGTTATCGAGATCGATCTGCAACTTGCCGTTGACAGACTGGATCATGCCGGCTGTGACCAGACCGATGTTCGCGACTGCCAGCTTGAGGACGCCGCCTGCATAGACAAACGGCAGGTTCTGCGTTGTTCCATCCCAGATGACGAACTGATCCGTCAGCATCAGTATCTTGCTCTTGAGAACGCCGCCGCCCGAGTCATAAACCTGAATGACCATCCCCGATTGAATGAACGCGGATGCGGTATTCGCCCGGGCGAGAATGTTGATCTGGGAAAGAACACCGGCAGGAGGTGGTATTTGGACCTTGAAGCTTATCAGCCCGCCGGCTGAGATATCGCCAACACTTGCGTCGACATCAAGGATGGCTTCCGCGAGCGCGGTTATATCGTCGCCCTGCCCGTCGACAACCGTGTTGAGTGTAAACAATGCCGTCGAAAGAGCATCGTTGCCTGTAACGGGATCAGTGACCTTCGACTGAAGCAGCGTGGTACGCTCCGACATCGCGAAGTTCTCTTCGACACGTTGACGGCTTTCCTCAACAATGCTCGACATCGCATTGGCAACTGCCTTTGTAATTATCTTGCGATCAACGATGTTCTGGCCGGTTCCCGTTGCTGCATCGGTCGCAACACGCTCGATCTTGTCCTGAACGTGCTGAAGATCGTCGCGAAGCCCCTCGAGGACGTTGCGCATGTCGTTCTGAACCGCCTGAAGCTCCACGATGATATCCTGCGAGCCGAGCAGCACATTTGGTGCAGTGACGGGAAGATCATCGCCCCATGGGAATTCCCGATTGGGTTCCGTTCCGATCCAGCGGGCATTGACGATATAAGACTGGCTGGCAAGCACGAACTCGGAAATGACATGATCGCCCTTCGGCACATCCAGGGCTTGCCCCATATAGTCGAAGACAAGCGATGAGGATTTGCGGATGCGATACTGCACGCCAATCACTTCGTCCTGCTCTTCCCCGTTCCAGACCAGAAGGATGGCAGGACGGCGGGACTTACCTGCGCTGTCCACCTGCGTATAGGGGAACACCTGAAAGTCTTGCACGTACTGCGGTGCGGGACGGATCGGATCGAGCGACCCGATGACGGTCGGGCGCTCATCAGTACCTGCGTTCCAGTCGTAGTCAGCCGGATCAACTTCGCGCACGGCGACACCCTGATTGCCATTGTCGCCATCATCCATCGATTCGATCAGGAAATACTTGTCGTCAAAGCCGTTCTCTGCACTGGTCACAGAAATCGTGTCCAACGGCTCATATTCGTAGAGCTCGGGCGGTAACGTCCATTTCAACGTGCGAAATCGGCGCTCCGTTTCGATCATGGCCTTGGATAGGCGCTGCACCTGGCGGGGGAAAGGCACATACGGGAAGGTAGCATCTGCCATGAGACGGCGGTTGTCGTCTTGCGCTTCGAGATCGGACCGATAGATCGGCGGAGCATCCTTCGTTCCCCAGTTTTCTTCAGGCTCGGGATAGGTGGCATGGACGCCGTTATAGAGGCTTTCCAGACCGGGAAAGGGCGTGAAGTTCTGCCCTTCCGTCACCGCCACCGTTTCGTCATTCATCGCGTAGACCGGCATTGCAGCAGCACCGACGAGGATTTTGTAGATGCCACCAATCTCCGCGATGCGCGCGTTGCACGACTTGCGCAGTTCATCGATGATCTGCAAGGGTTCCTGATCGCAAGAGATCTCGGTACCGCAACGGTACTGCTTTTCGGTCGATCCGTCGGCGTTGGTGATGAGCCGGTCGCATTCATTCATGCCAGCGAACCAGTTGCCGACCGGCAAGCGGCTGGCGATCATCTTCTGCAGGCCGTAGAACCATTCGCCGTCGTAATAGAGACCGCGCAGGATATTATAGATGATGACGACAGGATTATCGGTCCATTCCCAAGTCGCCTGATTATCCCAACGATGCGAGCCTGATCCGCCATTGGTCGAATCCTTGCGCGGATCGTAGAGGCGGGCACCGCGGATACCGAACCGACACTGAGGCACACCGGGCAACAGCTCGCGGTTGACGCGCGCCGTGATTACCGCATAGGCGATGCCCTCGCCGATCATGTCATTTGACCAGGGCCGAACGCTGTCCGAATTGAACTTGTTGTAAAGGAAGCTGTCGCCAACATTGGTGTGACCGTCGTGGAACCGAACCCAGAGGTAAGGCTGACCGTTGTCGATAAACTCATTGACCTTGTATCCAACCTGATCGGCACCATCGAGGCCGCCGGCGAAGTCGATCTCGCATTTCTGGCCATTCACCCAAAGGATGTTGGACAGGGAGTCGACTGGAAAGTCAGACAGGCTGATGACCTGGGTCAGGTAGGCGTTCGGCGTCTTGCCCGCCTTGCCCGAGGTGTTGACGTATTCAAGCGTTCCCGCCGTCGCATAGATACCCACTATGAACGACAGCGGGTTATCCCCGCCGATCTTCATCTGCCCATTGATGCCGGGAACCGTCTGCTTCTTCGTCAGTGCCTTTGTGAGAAGGCTTTTGCCAACCGATAGGGCAACAAAGATGCCGACCTTGACAATGGCCGCGCCAATGCCACCGGCAGCGAGTGTGGAAGACAATCCAACGATGAGACCGCTGATCGGATCGGCAACGGCAATAGCGGTCGAGCTAAGAAAGATCGTCGCTGCATCGAACAGGATACCAAGCGTCTTTTTCATCAAGGGATCCTGAAGAGGCGGACTGCGCTCAAGGTGGGAACGGTCGTGATGCCGTCTGGCGCCAACACATAGGAGCGATCATTGTTGACGATGCCGAGCGCAATGCCGGTACCGCCCTCGACCTGATAGGCAATGATGTCACCGGCAGCGGCTTGCGAGGGATGGTCGAGTTCGGTCAGGAACGCCGCGGCGAACTCGGCATGATCCTTATAGCCATCCTTCTTGATCAGCTTTAGTCCGCCCGCTGCTGACCTGTAGCGGCCGCGGTAAGGCTTGGCCAAATCTTCGCCGGTCATTGCCTCGATCGCGCCGCAGACAAACAGGGCGCAGTCATGCTCACCCCACTTGAAGGGGCGCGCGCGGCATTGGACCAGGTACGCCGTCAGGGACGGACGCCAGTAAGAAAGCTTGATCATGAATGATTATCCGCGGCGGTAGAGTTCGTTGATTTGCTTGAAGGTCGTGCCGGCCGTGCTGCCCTTCTTTTCTCCCCACCAAAACGAGACGTCGCCTGCGATGGTAGAATACTTGCGGAACCGATCACCGTTGCGCTGCTTCTGCGTTTCATCGGACCGCTTGCCCGGGTTGGTCTTGGTCAGCTGCCTGGTATGCGAAGCGCAAGTCACGGAGATGCCGCCCTCTCCTCCGATTGCCGGGCGTTCGATCGGCGCTTCGTTGACAAAGCCAACGAACCGCGGATGTGCCGGGCCAACCGGGAGCATGGTATCCTGGTCGAGCAAGACCCGATGTATTTCGACCGGAGCAAGGCGCGGATCATAGAGGCGAAACGCGTCCTGCACTTCCGGGCTCAAATGGCTGAGAGAGACCGTCACGATGCGGATTGAAAGATCGGACACAAGCGGGATGGGACTGACGCCAAGCAGCGAACCGAATGCGAAGTAATCCCGGTTGATGATGGTTCCGGTGATGCTGGAAACGACAGGAATGTTCAGATTGTCGTAGCCATCCCAGAATCCCATGCTTTCTTCGCCGCCGGTGGTGCGGTTCTTGGCCGTGATCCAGAACAAGTTGTGCCGAATGAAGGCCTTGCGGCTGCGCAGGTAGTCGCGCGTGGCTGTATCGAGGTCTTTCATATCGTCTGTCTCGCCTGGAACGAAAGCGTCGTGGTCACTTCGGTATCGCTGCCCTCGTCAAAGGTCCCCGGCACGATCCGCATTTTGACCGCTGGTTTGATGACAGTGACGACGACATCGACACCAACACCGACACGGAAATGCGGGCGCACCTCGAATACCGGGGTTACGCCTGTTCCGCTGGCGACAGAAGCCTCGACCACGCGATGCATTGCGCGGCGCACCGGGTTCGATCCGTAATCGAATGAAAGCAGATCGCCGACAGAGAATATCTGATTGGCCATCGCGTTCTTAAGCGAAAACGACTTGTTGTTTGCACCAAGCGAATTGATCTTGATGCCACCGGCCGGGATCGTAAGCCCTGCCCCGTCCGGATAGGCGATCGGGAAAATTCGGCGGGTATCGTAGAGGTAGAATGAATTGATGGACCCGTCCAAAGCCTCGATGAGAGCCTGCACTTCGGCAACCTCGTCATGCGAAGCCCTCATAGACACCGAACCGAGCCAAGCCGGAGGTGCTTTTTGGGCGGTCAGTATCTCACCGGAACCAAGCCCGGTCGTTTCCTGATTGTCATCGATCTTGAGTTTGCAATCCTTGACCTGCACCTTGTCAAAAAAAGCGGCGAGCGAGAGCGGATAAACGAGCGCCATTAGCTTATCCTACCCTGCGCGGATCGTCTTGGACGCGGGCTATGCTGCCCGGCAGTACATGACGGTCGTAATGCTCGACGGTGGCTCCTGCGGCCTTCTGTGACACATCCTGCACATAGGCTTGCAGGTTTCCGTTCTTGTCGACGGATACGCCGACTGTGACGTGCACGCCCTGAGGCTGGTTGGCATTGCCGGCGCTCGAGATTGGGGCATTTAAATTGCCAGCAACAAACCCGCCATCGGCATAACCCTTGGCCCTGTTGTGCATGGCTTCCAGATTACCGACACCGAGACGCGCCGTTGCCTTCTTGGAGAACACAAACTCGCCGCCATGAACGATGCCGGCTGCCTGATTTGCTGCACCGTTCCCGGTATAGCCGCCTGATGCGAACAGACCAGCGCCGGGTGTGACAGAAAACGCCGAGCCACCGCCGAGACCAAACAGGCTAAGGAGATTGAAGCCTCCTCCGCCGCCAGCACCGTTCGCACTGAACAACGCATCGACCAATTCGTTCTGAATTTTATCGGTGATCTTGTCGATGACGTTCATCGCGGCATTGCCGAACGATTTCCAGAAGCCTTCACCGTTCGCGAGACCCGACCGGATATCGGAGAGGAACCCGTTCGTCGCATCCTTGGCGAAGTCGAGTGATTCCTGCGCTTTCTTGGTCGCGGCTTCGGTCGATGCCATCGTTGCGGCAAGACCAGACAGCTCATTCTTTTGAGCTGCGGCAAGAGTGATGCCCTTTTGCTGCGCCTGATTGAGAAGATCCTGTTCGTAGCGGAGTTTGGCCGCTGCCTCCTCCGTGAGTCCTACAGCAGCCTGTTCGGCTTTCAACGAGGCGATACGGCGTTCTGCCCCGGCTACGATATCGGAATACTTCTCCGCATCTGTCTTGCCGCCGGACTTGCCGCCCTTCTTCCCCTTCTTCTCTTTCTCGTCAACTTCGGTGAGCGACTTCGACAGTTCCTTCAGCTTGTCCGATGCCATTGAGGCACCGTTTGCAATGGCTGTGCCGAAGTTGCCGACATAGTCTGTGCCCTGGGCGGACTTCATCGCATCGGAGATCCCGGCATTCACGGAGTTTGCTGCACCCGCATAGGGATTGTCGACACCGCCAAACGAAATCTGTCCGATGTCCTTGAAGGAACCAATATCGACGCCGAACTTCGAAGCAAGACCGCCAGCGCTGTTGTAGAGGGAACCGATATAGGTATTCATCAGCCCAACAACCGAATTGATCATGGATTCAACGCCTTTAATCGTTGCGTTGACAGTCTGGTAAACGATATCGCCAATCGCGGCGGGCAACTGCTTCCATGTCGCTTTGATACCCTGATAGGCACCGACGAACGTTCCGATGATCACGTTCACCCCGTCTTTTGCAGCCTTGACGATATCGACGCCGAATACCTTGGTCAGTTCGTCACGGAAGATGTTCGCAGCGGCAACGGCAGCGGTAATGCCGAGGATGAAGGCAAGACCCGGGTTGGCAGCGGCCATGGCGCCGGCAGCGATGACGGCAGCAACAGCGACGCGGCCAAGCAAGGCGATGACCTGAACGATACCGCCGATGATCGCAGGCGCATAGAGCAAGGCAAGCGCCGCAGCGGCACCGATCGCGTAAGGCGCAATGACCTGAAGGGAGTCGGCAAGCCCGACGAGAGCAGCGGCCCCGAGCTTTGTCCAGTTGACGAGCTGCAGACCCGCAGCAACAGCAGCGACTAATCCAATGGTAGCAAGGCTGACCGGAGAGATAATCGAGAGGAAGGCCGAGCCGAGGCTCTTCAACGCTCCTGCCGCGCCCATCGGACCGAGCACGGCCCCGATCTGGGTACCCTGTTGCAACGCGATCTGAAGCGGGTTCATCGACATAGCAGCGGAGACGCCGATATCCTGAAACTGTGCCGCAAGGTTTGCAACGTTGTGGTTCGCACCGACAAGCTGGCGACCGCTTGCGCTTACCGCAGTAGCATGGGCCTTCATCGCTCCTGATGCGCGCGCTGCCGCGGCAGCTTCGGCATTGAGAGCGGTGGCGTGGGCATTGGCAGCCTGAGACGCCATGGCACCGGCTCGGCTCGAAACTGGGCCTATAGCCTCGGTGGCGGCTTCGGCACGCTTGGCAGCACCGGTCAGCCGATCGAGGGCCTTTGCAGTCTGATCGACGCCGGATGCTTTGGCTTCAACCCCGAGTGATGCAATATCTGGCATGACTATCCTTTATTGCGTTCCACGACGCGCCGGTTCGATGCCGCGCCCCTGATCCGGAGCTTGGCTTCCTGTACATCCGCCGGTGTCGCCTGGCTTTCGCTCGGCTCGTGCTTGCCGGTCTTGTTGATGACCGCAAGGACCGCCTGATCCATGCGGCGGATTACGGATAATTCCCATGGATCGATGAGAGCGCCGGTCATCCGGCAGAACGCCTCGACCTCGAGGAAGCTGATCGGGTTGGCGCTGAAGCCGATTTCGCGGGAATTGTGCAGTTGAACGAACCAGTCCCAGATATAATCGGTATATTCCGGAGCTTCGGGCATCGGATCGTTCTTGCGGCGCGGGGTGAAGTGCGCCCTCGCGAAGCCGATCAGCTCTTCAGCGAGGGCTTCACGAAATGCGCGTCTTCATCCGCGGCTTTGTCGATCTGTTCGGAGATAAAGAAGTAATCCGGGTTGGAAATAACCTTCAACACGCTTTCCGGCGTGCATTCGACCGGCTTGCCACGGTTCGTCAGGTTCCATGAGATCACCGAAGCAGCCACGATCTCGTTGGTTTTCTCTTCGATCTCTTCGACCGTGCCGACCTTCTTGGGGTTTTTCTTCCCCTCGCGAATGGCGGCATTGGCAAGGCGGCGCTGAACGCGCTTAACCCGTTCCGAACGATAGGATGCTACCTTGATCACAAGGCCCGTCTTTTCGCCCGTAGATGGATGCAGGATGTCTAGGTCAAAGCCTTCTTCAAGTTTTGCGGCAATACCGTCGAACTGCGACAGTTCAAATGTCATGTGGAGTACTCCAGGGGAGAGGATGGCCGGCTGTAAAACCGGCCGTTGAAGCTTACGGGAGGAGAGCGGTATCAACGGTCAGGATCGGCGTCGAAATGCCGACATTGAAGGTCCGGCGAAGCACATTGTCGCCCGTCCCGATGTTCTTTCGGGCCGACATGACCAGACCGCGGAAGTAGTCCATGCTGTTCTCGTAGAGTTCGCTTGGTGCGTCCTCGTATTCGATCTTGAAGTTATAATTGAACTTCGTTTTTTCAGCCGCCCGCATGGCGATCTGGCCCGGATCAAGCGGATCATCGCCAACGACCATGGCAATGGTACCGGCATCGCGAGCACCCTTCAGGTGACGGACCCGACCATCGCCAAGAGACTGGAACGTCACATCGGCAGACTCGTCGCCGACCTCGCCACCATCTTCGACTTCCTTGATCTCGACCCAGGTCAAGGCCTCGAATGCCGCGATAGCGCCTGCATCCGTGGTGTAGTCGATAGCGATTGTCCCGCCGATATAATATTTCGCACCTGTTGCCGTGGTGATGGCCATCGGTTTTTCCTTTCACGATGAAAACCCCGGATCGGGGCGGGTTAGACCGGAGTGTCCGGGTTTCAGTTGAAGCTGCGATAAAGAATGGTGACGGGCACGCTGATCTTGTCAGGTCCAATCATCGGAGCGCCGACAGAGGGCTTCGTGTAGACCTTCACCTTGACACCCGAGCCGTGGAGGATTGTTCCCTTGGCGAAATGGGTGGCGACTAGCCCCGCGGTATTCGTTGGCTTGATGACGCCCTGCCCCGCTGGATAGATCGCCATGACCTGCAGAATGCCCTGATGCCTGGCAGTGGCATCATTGGCGAGCCCGAGGTTATCGGTCCGGTTCGGAACGAAATCGGCGCGAAGGTAAGCACCGGTCGGAGGTGTGAATGCCAAACCGGGATAGGCCACGGGCAAAACCGGCGATACCACCAATGAGGTAAGCCTGGTGAACAGCAGCTCGGCAATTGTGGCTTCAACAGTTGCGGCCATCGTGATAGTCCTTCCGGCAATGGCCGATAAACTCAGTGACGATCAAGCCTATGAAAGACTGCACACTGCCCTTCTCGCGCTCGGCAAGGAGGAAGGCCAAACCGTTCGCGGCGATACAAGCCTGAAGGCTGCCAAACAGGCGTTAGCCCTGCTTCAGATGGGTTTGCTGAAAGCAATGGATGAGAGCAGCGACAAGAACGTTGCGATCAAAGACCCAAGCGGCGTTTTAGCTCGTTCGCCTTCGCTTCCACGATACTGTCCCAGCGCTGCACGGCTGACCGGACAAAGGCGTCCGGTGCCTGACCATTCGAGCCATATTCCCGATGTCCGGCATAGGCAGCTGTATACCCGAAGTAGAGAGTGTCATTGACATCAGCGGCAAGGATGACCGCTTCGATTTGACCTTCATCATAGGAATAGGCCTTACCGCCTGTGGGTACTTTCCCGGAGGAGATCGTCGGCATCGATGCAGTCGAGGCCATCAATGATGCCCTGAGAAACCCGGTATCAACCCGCATCCGCCCGCCTGCGGCAACCGGCGTTTGCATTTCGGATACAACCTCTTGCACCGCTTCCTTGAAAATCGCTTCAACCGCGCCCGGGATCTTCTCGGCGAATGCTGCAACTTGGGCACTGAACGATAGCTTGGCCATCAGACTATTCCATACGTTCGAACGACCGAGGCGAGATAATCGACCTTGTATTCTAGATGGCAGCGGCAGCCCGATATTTCGTTTATAGGCGCATCCGGATCGCCGGGGTAACGCAGGCGTGCCCCTGACAAGCTTTGAAAAGCACCATCGAACCCGATCGCCTTGCCGTTCAGAACATGGTGTGTGTGTCGGACCCGGCCGTCGCCGGCCGATCGCCATATCTTCTGCACATCGGAAACAGCGACCTTGCCGTTGTCGATCTGCTGACGCATGGCATTGTCGCGGGCAGTGCCTATCGCCATCATAGTCTCTGTCCGGGCGAACATTTCTCCGCGAAGCTGAAGCAGCCGGTCTGAATAGCGGCCGACCATGCGAGAGACGGTCTCGGCAGGAACTGGCTTGCCTTCGTTGATCGCCTTCAACACGGTGCCGTCAAAACGTTTGTCACGCCGCTGCCTTGTCAGATAGTTGCGCAGAAGCGCGGTATCGCCCGAAAGTAGTTCGGCACGCGCCGAGGCAACGAAACGCTCCTGCGGTGCCGTCAGTCCTATTATGCCGCCTTCCCGCTTGCCGGTAACCCTGCTGACGCGTCCAATAACGTCGAGAGCGGTCGACCGAGGGTTCCTGCCCTCCGATAGACCTGTCTCAAGTGCCTGGCGAACCGCGACGCGTTGATCGTCAACGATACGTGTCACAAGTTGCGCCGAATGATCGCGCAAGAAGGCTTCGCCCTCGGGGTTACGGACGCCGAAACGGAAGATCACCCGATTGCCTTCCGGATCCTTCAGCTTGGGCAGGTTTTCGACAAAGCTGGTACCGCCTGAGTTGTAGGCATCCCGCAACGCCAGCTCCAGCGCGGTAAATGCCTCACCTTCCAGTTGTATGGCTTCAATCGCTCCTGTGATGTCGCCTTTCTCCAGGCGCTCGACCACTATGCGAAGGGTAATCTGCGATTTGACCGCGTCGATGCCTTGATAGAACGCTTCAACTAGTGTTGCGTCGTACTTGTCGAGCAGCTGCTCGAAGATACTGCGGTTGCTTGCCATCAGATGAACTTCTTAGGGATGGGAGCATATCTGAACATCGGTCTCTCCCATACAAAAGGCGGCCCACAAGGACCGCCTTTTGCTACTCAGAGTAGTGGACTAGATTTCAGAGGCGGAAGATCGCCAATGGGTACCAATATCCGTCATTGTGACGGCGGTAGCCGCGGCGCTGTTCGCGGTAACCACGGTGGCCGTTCCAGTAGCCACGACGATCGCGACGGGTCTCATACCGATCATGGCGCCTATCATGACGATCCCAACGCTTCTTTCTCTCATTCCGATGTTCGTAGCGGCGTTTATCATTGTGCTGGACCTGCACAACGTTCGAAGCCACTGGAACCTGGGAGGCGAACGGCGTTGCCGATGCCGTACCAAGCGAGGTCAGGCCCATGAAGACGGCCATGATTCCTGCGATAAATGTAGAAACGATTTTTTTCATAGAAGCTCCTATTAACAATGCGCTGAGAGGTGCGCCTTTGACTGTTAACAGGGTATGAACAGATTTTTAGTTTCGGGCCTGCACCTCGTAATAGACAGTGGTTCCGGCCGGATTAAGCGGCATAACACGAACAAGTGAATGAGACACTCCGCCGATCATCAGTCTATCCGTGGTGACAGGAACAATCGCTAAGCCTTTGGCGGCAATGTAGGCATTCTTGTCGCTGGCCTTGATCAGAGTGCCGTCGATGTCCTTATTGTCAAACCGCAGCACCGCCAGCGTGCAAGGCGTCTTCTGGATCGTTGGTTCGCCCGGATCCCAGACAGGACCTCCGCCGGGTACATCGCGCCATATCTCGCCAGCCTGTCCGAACTTGTCGAGCAGACGCAGCGCAGTGGCTTGCGCGCGGGCATAATCGAACCTGGCCATCAGACCACCAGTGCCCAAGGGATATTTTGGCGAAGGAACTGCCAGAGCAGACCGTCAATGATCGTGACGACCGGAGTAGCGGCTGCGACAACGTCAGCCGATGATCTGCTCGAAACGGCATACTCGACTTCCAGCTCTCCGACTTTTTCCTTCTTGGCAATCGAATTGCCTGTGATGACTGGCGAAAGACTGCCTGGATTGATCAGTTCAAGGAAAGAGGCCTCGTAAGAAGCGTTGATTATTGGCTGAGGAACAACGTCAGATGGTATTTCCTGCCCGTAATAGGTCACAGCCCCAGTGCGCGGCCATGCGCGCTCTTGATTGTATCCACCCGTCCGTGTGCCTGAAAACTTGGGTTCATAACGATCAATCACGAGAGAGCCGCGCAACATTGCAGCTACGATCTGCGCATCGGTCGTTCCATCGGGAATGACATAGCCATGGTCCTCAGCATATTGCTGGAAACCTTCTTTTGTACCGTTAGCGGCCATTGTCATCTCCGGTCAAATGGGGGCGCCCGGCAGTTTCCCGCCGGGCAGATTGTTATGGTTGCGTAGCAAGCTCTTCCAAGGCGAGAATGATCTCGGCTTTGGTTGCAGGCGTTTTGTCACCAAGCAGCTTCGCGGCCTCGGACTTGAAGGTCATAAACTGACCGCCCTGAAGCGAGAGAACTTGCTCTGCGGTTTTTAGCTCATCGTCACCGCCGTTCCCGGCTTCCTGCTTCTTCTCTGCCTTTGCGCCTGAAACCTTCAGGTGACCGGCATTAAGCCAAGCAGCAACGACGGGATAATCTTTGACGGTGTCCCAATCCTTCTGCTGGACTTCGAGTGTGCCACCGTTGCCGGCGATGACCGGTCCGCCCGGAATGCCGAAACCTCCGGGGCGATTGTTTGTTATCGTGATCCTGGACATTTCAGTTCTCCTCAAATCCCGTCCAAATAACGGACGGCACCAGGTCGGCGGATTTCGACGCTGCCGAGGCGGAAAATGCCCGGAACTTCGAATTTTAGCAGCCGCTGCTCAGCCTGCAGCCAGCGCAGTGGCATCGGGATGTGGATTTTCACAACGTCTGGCGAGCGCCGATAGGCAGCCAAGCGATTCGTTCCTCCGGCCCCGGCAGTTTCCAGTCCGAACACTGCGCGGATTGTCAAAGGCAATCCAGTGCGTTGCGTGTAGATGTTCGCACGCTGAATATGTTCGAGCACCGTCGTCGTCATCGTTGCATCGAGGCGCTTCGTCGCGATCAGGGCATAGCGATCCTGGTCAAGGAGGAGTGTGTTCGCCTGCTCAATCCCATTCGAGGCGGTAAAGATAACACTGAGAACGCTGTTGACGTCGGCGAGGATCTCATCCGCTGTCTTCGTCATCCAGGTGGCTGTGCCGGAGGCGCCGTTCGCTGCGGTCAAAGCCGTGACGCTTGTGGCGTTAAGCAAGCCAGTCATGCCAAGCTTGGGGCGCCCCAAAAACGCGACATTGTCCACAAACAGTTCATACTTTCGGCGAGCGGCGTCGGCACGATCACTCTCCAACCGAATGCCGTTTGCCTGCGCGTGGGCAAGCTCCTGAAGATTGTACCGGTAACCAATACCAGCCATGAACACGCGGCTGTTGCCGCTATCGAGCTTGAAGTCAACGAATGGAATGTCATCGCCATCCGCAGAGACTTCACGAGCCTGACCGACGTCATCGCCCATTGAGAAGAAGTCGATTGCGGTGGTCCAGTCGGGTGCCGAGTTGTCGACGGGCACGAGCTCGCGGTACTGGAAATCAGGATACTGGCGAGCATAGATACCCGGCTCGATGTAGTTCTGCGCAGTGCGCAGGAAGTTTAGCGCCAGCGCGGGCGCGTCGGTGGTGAACATTCTCGTTTTCCTTACTTCGTGACGCCAAGGCGAAGACGTGCAAGCTGGTTGACACCAGACGTGACGCTTGCCCATTCGGCATTTTCAATGAGTTGGTTGGCAGCTGCGTTCGCAACGTTGGTGAAGCCGCCGGTCGGGGTCATGTAGACCGGATCGCCCTGAGCAACGGCGACGAGCGCAGTAACCCAGATAGAGCCATTCTTCATGACGCTGATCTGATCGGAAGGCTTGTAGACCTCGCCATTTGCAAAGGGCAGCGTACGATCAACAACAGCAACACCGGCAAACTTGCCGATCGCTGTTGGGAGCTTCACTGTATCCTCGACAGTATCGAACAGAACGCCGCTACCGAAAGGGATGTTGCCGGAAGTCGCATTGACGATCATCGAGATGATGTGATGCGGTTCTGTGGTCGCGATCATGCCGGGATAGCCCGCCGGAGTATCACGCGAATAGGATACGGTTGGGAAAGCCATTATGCGGACTCCTTCTTGCCCTGCCATGCGGCTGCATCGCGAGCGAGCATAGCTGCATAGGCATCATTGGAATTCTGCGCGCTGTCGTTGTTCTGGATGCCGTTCTGCACAACGGTGCGGAATGGATCGGCGACCTTCTTTGCATCTTCTGCAAGGATGTCGAAGCGAGCATCGATATAGGCCTCAGCCTTATCCTTCACTGCTTCACCGCCAAGCTTGGCAACAACGGTAGCCTTGCGGATTGCCGCATCGGTCAGGCCTTCCGTCTTCACATCCTTGGCGATTGCTTTCGCCACAGTGATCAGATCGGCGCGAGTCTGGACGCGCTTGTCGAGATCGGCATCGGAAAGCACCTTGGCTTTCGTCGCATCGATTTCAGCGTCCTTCTTTGCGATTTCAGCATCCTTGGCAGCGAGGGCGGTCTGGTGTGCCTTCTCTGCGTCCGCAAGCTTGGTATTGGCATCAGCAAGCCGCGTCTGCAGCGTGCCGATCACCGTGGCGCCCTGATCGGTTACTTCAACCGGGATGCCATCGACGGTAACCGTCTTCAAGGTCATGATCTTTTCCTTCTCTGGTGTCTGATCATTGGTGATCGGGGCAGCGCCCCATACGCTCGCATCACCGATGCGAACCTGTTTTCCGGCCCTTCCCTGCTGCACGATGGCAACGTGGTTGAGGCGGATATTCTTTTGGATGGCGTCGTATTCATCGCCGGTTGGCGTCGTGCCGGCTGTCCAATCGAGATCGCAGGTGTAACCGGCGCTCAACTCCTGCTTTCCACCTTCAATGGCGAGGATTGTTTCCTCATCGCTGACCATGAGGGGGACACGCATGAAGATGCCCTCGCCTGAGACTTCATCGCCCGTCTGGCCGACAGCGACATCCTTCCAGTTTTTGGATGTAACCTGCTCGTCCGGATGGTCATTGGTGACAGGGCGATGCGCAGCGCTCTTGAGCGTGGCATCACTGAACACCTCTGAGCCGGGACGGTAGACGCGGACCTGATCCATGTCTGGCTTGCCGACCTCCCAGCCTAGATAGTTCTGGATGCCAGTACGGGCGATACGAGCGTCGGCAACAAGGTAGCCGTCATCGCGCCGGCGGGTTTCCGTAAAGCCCGGTATCTTGATGATATCGATCTTGGCTTCGAAGATGAGGCTGGCAATGTTTCCGGCCGTGCTGTCAGCGTTCTTGATTGCATCGAGCGTCGCAGTCAAAATGCTTTCGCCCCAGCCCTGCGTCATTCCGCTGATATCATCGTCCGGCGCCATCGCTCCATTGAACAGCACCAGGCGCGACGGATGGATGATCAACTGTTTGCCGTTCACTCCAGTGAGGTAATAGTTTTCCGGCTTGTTGAACCATTCGGATTCGGGATCACGGTCGATCGTGCCGGCTTTGAGCTGGCGACGTGTCAGCACAGTCAGGTGCTTGATGCCAGCTTTACCGATCTTCTCGGGGTCAAGCGGTTGCGACGGGTCCGCATCCCCTGTTCCGACGTAAAGAGCAGCGCCCCCGAACAGGCGGCCCTTCTTCGAAGCCTCAAGGATCTTGCCCTTTATGTTGAGGCGCTTCTCTTCCTTCTCGATAAGCTCGATGACCTTGTCGTCGGCCTGCCAGTCGCGCCACTTGCGGCAACTATCCAGTGCAGGGATGTCGATGATCTTCCGTGGCAACCACGAGCCACGATACGCAGCAACGATCTGGTCATCAGTTAGTACGGGCTGGGTATAGAAAACTGTCGATGCTTTGTCGCGCTCGGTTCCCATACGGGAAACAAGGCTCGTGAGGCTATCACGAGCGAATGTCAGTATGTTTCCCATGAATTCCTCAAACGTTATCTAGCGTGAACTTCGAAGCTATGTTCACATTGTCCGCCGCTATCGCCGCATCAGCCAGGTTGTGAGATTTGACGCCCAAGTCCTTCTTGAGCTTAAGCTTTGGAACGACGCGCTTCTTGCCTTCGCTCTCTACCCACCAAGGCACACAAAGCTCAGTAAACAGCGCGTCCAGCTTCTCCACGCCCATGCTGGAAGCGAATGAGAGGATGTCCTCAGGCTTGATCGCTTGTCCCCGCGTAACAGCGTTGAATGTGAGCATGGCGCGGCGAGCGGTATTGGCCCAAGCCTGCGCCTTAAGGTTCAAATACTCGTCTCTATTGTCAGGACTGTTGCTATTGAGCGGATCGCTCGGCCTGTCGGGGTCCATTACGGCGCCGCCGGCATGGAAAGCATAGTGCCTCACCTTTGCCCCGTTGGCCTTGTTCTGCTCATCGATGTATCCGCCGACGAAGGCACCAACGCCAATCGTATCGTAGGAGACAAGCGCCCCGCTGTTTTTAGCCTTCGCCCAGACCAGCTTGGCGTTCTGAACCAACTCATCCTTGCCAGATGACCAATCGTTAGCGTCAGTGAAAACGCCAGAAATCTTGTCGGCTGTGGCGCATTTGTCCTCCCCGTCGTCGGCGGGATCGAAACCTATGACATTCCGGCCGGTTAAATTGATGTCCAGGACGAGATGAGCATCAACACATGCATCCAGCCAGCGGCGCTTGAATATAGAGAGCTCACTGTCGCCGAGAGGGACGCCACCATAGATATGTTCGAACGTCTCAGGATCCTGCTCTCTCATTACCGCGATGTCGCGCAGCGCCTTTTGCGATAGGAATGGGTTCTCCGTATAATTGATGCGCCTGACTACACAGTGCGGCGGCACGTTCACGACGAAGTTCTTCCACACATAATCGGTGACCAACTTCGGGTTGAACAGCAGTATCGCCAGACTGTCTTCCTTGCGGATTGTTGGCGCTATAATCTCCCACTGATCTTTCGTGAGCTTTTCTGCCTCTTCCACCCAAAGGATGTCGATGTCAGAAGTTCCCTTGATCTCATCAAGGTTGCGCTCGATCCCGTAGAATATGAACTCCGAACCGGTCGCCTGATGGATTATGGTTGTCTTTTGAACATCGAAGGCTTCGGACAGGCCGAGGTGGCTGATTGCCCATTTCAATTCAGTGTAGACCGATTCCTGAATTCGATTCTGAAACCGCCTAATGCACAAGACGCGCATCTTGACCGTAACATGATCAACAAGCCTGACCAGTTGGCATGCTGTGTCTCTTGTCTTTGAGCTTGACCGGCCACCGTGCAAAACGGCGATATCGGCCTGCCCTAGGAAAACCTGCTCCCAGAAATCAAACAGCGCAGGATTTGTAAGGGAAACATGCGCATTCACTCTGCAACCTTTTGGCGGAGAACATCACGCCATGAGCGTGTCTCGGTCTGGATAGGTCCGCCATTTTTGCCGGTGTGTTCATTCTTCTCAATCAGGAGGCCATGCAGCTTTGCTTTGCCCATTACGGCAGCAACTGCGGCGCTTGCGCCCTTCTCATCGGCCATGGCTAATTGTCGGGCTTCTTCGAGCTCTTCAGTAAGGCTTTCAACTGTCACAGCGGCACGTTCTGCACCTTGAGATTGCAACTCAGTCACCCGAGCTACAATGTTCTCATTTGCACTCAATCTTGATGCATTGCCTCTATGAGGCTTGAAGCCAGCAGCAGCATAAGATTCATCGGCGGTCTTGCCTTGGAACCTTGCTTGAGCGAACTTCTCATGCCGTGCATTTTTCAGTACTGGCATTTGACATACCTTGGAGAATGATCGCCGTGGACGACAAAAATCCGGACAGATTTGACGTTAATGAAGGTGCGCGAAAACTGGCGGTCGATACAGTTATCAGGGCACTGATTGACCATGCCAGCGAAACTGATCCTGACTTGAGGCATCGTATTCTTGCAACTGTCGAAACATATTTAACTGCGCTTGAGCCACAATCGGAACTGGAAGTCGATTTTGCTGAAAGAGCGAGAGCTCACGTTGAATTTCTCATTCGACCAGCTTCATCATAGTCCTTACTACTGGGTGGGTTTGAACCACTTGGTTTTTGTTCTCGGCTCGATAACCGGTGAAAGGAGCTGGACTTGCCGGGCCAGATGCACAGTGCCGTCGGCTTCTTGGCCTATCCGCTAATGCAATCGTGACGCTGAAAAAGAACGGTACCGACAAGCGGACTGATATGGCCTGCCGTGCTCTTCTACAACTATGGCGCCTTTCGGAGAAAGCCAATGACAAACTATCTCTACATCATTGGAGAGCCGGAAGGCCCCGTGAAAATCGGTTTCACACAACGGCCGATGAAGCGGCTTAGCTCCATCAGAACTTCATGCCCATACGACGCCCAAATGCTTGCCTGCTATCGCACGGGCCATAGAGTTTCCGAGTTCGAGCGTTTTGTACATTTCGCGCTTCGCGACCGGAACATGCGTCGTGAGTGGTTCAACGTTGCACTGTCTGAAGCACTGGATGCTCTCCACTCTGCTTCTGCCGGAGCCAATTTTCCACTTGAACCCGTCACAGATCTGACGTCGATCCTTACCGACAGGGAGGAAGCCGAAATCCAGAAGCAGATCGCCGCTGATCCAGATGATAGCGACGCGACGGATGCAGAGATCGCCCAGGCCAAACCTTTCAAGGACGCCCTGCCTGAACTGTATGCCAGCATTCAGCGTACGCGCGGCCGGCCGAAGTCAGAGGCACCGAAAGAGGCAGTAACCCTGCGGCTGGATCCTGCTACCCTTGAGCGGTTTAAGGCTACCGGTGAAAACTGGCGAGCCAAGATGAGCGAAGTGCTTGACCACGCGAAGTTATAGAAAAATCCCGCACTAAGCGGGACTGGTTGGCATCACCCGCAGAGCGGATGACGAGTGCAAAGACCTTCTTGGGCCATGCATCGTTGGACAGGACGGACGGCGCCTGCAACGAACCCCGCGATGCGCTCCGGTATTCACCATGCTACGGCATGCAGAATTTCACCGTGTCACCGTCTAACTGCTTGCAAAACTTAAATTTTTGTAATGCGGGAACGTAGGTCAACCTCGGGTGGTTCTTCATTCGTCACTTCACAAGAGGTAGAAAATGAAAAAGATATTCCTTGCTGCTGCTATCACAATCACATCCCTAGCTGGATTGAGTGCTCCGTCGCTCGCCGCCAGTACCACTGTTGTCGTCAAGCGTGTCGACCATCACCGTCCTATGGCACGAACGATGTACCGTCATCGCGACTGTTATGTTAAAACAGTCAAGCACCGCGACCATGGTAGGGTCGTAGTGCGTAAAACTCGAGTTTGCCGATAATCCATGTGTTGCCCCGGCACTTAAAACGCCGGGGCCATTTGGTTGCGGTAGGTCGGATTCGAACCGACGATCTTCTGGTTTGCTTATGAGCCCGTCGAGATGACCACTTCTCCACTCCGCATAAGGGTTGACGCTACTCCGGGACACATAAAGAATGTCCCCATGGTCAAGTTTGCAGCGCGAATTTTTGAAAGCGAAACAGTACACGTGGATGGGCAGCAGTTTATCGACTGCGAGTTCAAGAACTGCTCCATGGTGTTCAGCGGAGGAGAGCTACCTGGGTTTCTTGAGTGCCACTTCGAGGGATGTCAGTGGCAACTGGAAGCGGCGGCATCCAGGACGGTGCAGTATCTCCAAATACTCAATCGCAGCGGTAGCAAGAACTTGGTGGATGGAATTATCCGTACGATTCAGAGCTGAGTTTGATGG